TCCAGAATCGGGAATCGGGGTACAGCGATTTCTCCATGCCATGAAAGATTCCCCCTTGACGAGGTGGATCATGGTGCGGTAGGTTGGGCGGCGTGAACCAACAAACCATTGTCAGCGACGACTCCACCAACGCCATCACCGTCCCCAACTGCACCCTGTACACGGGGCAGGACATTTACGGGAATGATATCCAAGCTCTAGTCCCGTTCGTAAAAGATCCGGACGCGGTGTTCGGTGATATCGAGGACTGGGACGGTGCCCAGCCGGTCAAAGGGCCGGTGGTGTTTGCCTCCACTATTCGGGCGGTGATCGGAGGTGCGCTGTGATCAGCATTGTCGCCACGTTCCGCAAGCCGGATGGAGAGATCGAGAAGGACTCCAGCTACCATGAACCGATCGGCGAGGCCCGCGAGGCTGCTGAGGAGGACGCTCATCGCTACGGGTGGGAGTTGGTGAGTGTGGAGGTAGCGGAGGAGGTTCAATGAAACCCCGCATCCTTGTGGCCTGTGAGTACAGTGGCCGGGTTCGCGATGAGTTCGCGGCCCGAGGCTGGGATGCGTGGAGCTGCGATTTCGAGGAGTCAGACACAGTGGGCCAGCATTACCGCGGTGATGTGAGGGATCTCCTCAAGCCGATCCACCACTGGGACATGCTGATCGCGTTTCCGCCATGCACCTACCTATGCGCGAGCGGCATGCACTGGACTACGCGGGGGCTTCGCGACCCTAAGCTGACCGAGGAAGCACTGGAGTTTGTCCATCTGTTAATGAATAGTACCCCCCCCCGTATAGCAATAGAGAATCCAATAGGTGCTATCAACACTCGTATATGCAAACCCACTCAAATAATCCAGCCGTATCAGTTCGGTGATGACGCGAGCAAGCGCACCTGTCTCTGGCTCAAGAACCTTCCACCGCTGGTTCCCACCGACATCCTGCCGCTATCGCCATCCGGTAGGTGGGCCAATCAAACCCCCAGTGGCCAGAACAAACTCGGTCCCAGTCCAACCCGCTGGAAGGAGCGTTCCAAGACCTATCCCGGCATCGCCCGCGCCATGGCCGCTCAATGGGGTTCCGCTCCCTACACTCCATCCAACCATCAAACCCTCTCCTAGACCCCTCCAAGCTCCAGCAATCGGCATTCGCATCCATCCATCCAACCACCTACCCGTACCCTGACCCCGGCGAGGAGAAGAAAATAGAAAATCCAAATAGGGGGTCCAAGCGGATGAGCGATTTCGTAGTTGAGTTTAGTTTACTGTGGTTGCCCCCCATTGCCATAGTAGCAATTAAGGGGGAGCAACCATACCCCTATATTAGAGGGGTTAGTGGGGGCGTTCCTAGGGGGGGGTAAATTCTTAGAAAGGGGGGGCACATAGGCCTATAGACTACCCCCTAGTGAACCCCCCTAGTTGGGAATTAGGTCGATGTGGGCGCGGTAGGCGGCGAGGAGCTTCTTGTGCTTGTTTTCGAGGGTCTCCAGCCGGATCTCCAGCATCCGGATACGGTCCGAATCGGTGTGGCGGATGGAGCGGTTGTCGATGCCGTGCCATGTCCGGTCGAGCTTGTCGAAGACGATGATCCGACGCTTGCGAAGCTCATTGAACAACTTATTGGCCCGCTCGATATCGCATGATACCCCACTGGCTATGTGCATAACCACCTCGCTGGAAGCAATGATCTTATCATGCTTAAGCGGCGGCATCTTCCCGAACTGATCGCGGTATTTCATATACTATCTTTCCTCTTGGCCTTGTTGTTGAACGGTTTCTTCTCCTTGAGCTGGGCACCGGTGATGACCAGCGGGTTGTATTCCTCCCACTTGATTCGATCGGTCCCGTGCTGGAGGTTGATGATGGGCTTGGGAAGCCGCCCTCCACGCTTGCAGAAGGCTAGCTGGAAGCGTCTAGGCTTGAACTGGCCTACCTCTGCCAGAACCGCTATCTCACGCGCCCAGTTGGCAAGCTCCGAGGATCCGAATCCGGCGTGAGCGAGTTCCATTGTGGTCATGGGTTCACCGTCCTTGCGCTGGGCTTTGGAGATATGGTGCATCCAGATCCAAGCGACCTTGGTTTCCTGAAGGATGGGCTGGAGCTTGTTGCGAAGGAACACGCTGACCTCGCCCTGGTCCGAAAGGTCACCGCCGAAGTAGGAGAACAAAGGATCGGCCACGATGACATCGAGCTTGGATTTGTGAATGAACCGGCGGGCGTAGGCGAGGAACTGATCACCGGTACGGACGGCCTCGGTCCGGAATTCGAGCTGTTGCTGGAGCATCTTCATGTCGCCCCCGCTAAGGTTGAGTCCGAACCCTACGCCCTGGAATGCTTCGGCGAGATCGCCCTTGTCGTTCTCGGCTTGGATGACTCCGATCTTCAATGGGCGCACCGGGGCGATGCCGAAGAAATCCTTGCCGAGTGCCCATTGGATGACGATCTGCATCATCAGGCTGGACTTCCCGATACCGGTGCCACCGCTGACGATCATGGAGGAGCCGCGGGTAAGCCAGCGTTGGCCGATCAGGTTGTCCGGATCATTGGATGAATCGAAGGATATGAGATCCTTGATCGAGACCACCGTGGATTGATCATCATCGGTCTCGCGGGAGGTGAGGTAGTCTTCCCATGAAGCGGAGCCGAGGTTAGTGGCCAGCAACTTTTGCTGGGACGTAGGGCTACGCCATGCGCCCGGGAGCCGGCTGTAGCGCGAGGGGTTCTTGTTCTTGGCATCGATGCCGGGGATCGACGAGTAGATGATATCCCGGCGGATGTCCCACTCCTTGCGGTTGGGCGCATCTACGCGGACCCAGGCATGGATGGACTTGCCGCCAGAGTCGATGAGGACGGTGATGGGTAGGCCCGAATCGCGGAAGAGCTTCTCCTGTTCGGCCTTGGGCTTGTCGTCGAACTCCACCAGGACATGGCGATACGCGCTGACATCGTTGTCGGAGCCGCTGTAGAGGTTGGGCCGGAAGGGGTTGATGCGAACGAAGATCCCCTCGCGTTCCGGTGACAGGATGCGGGATGCCGGATCATCGAAGCGGTTGATCCATTCCTCGATGGGGATGAATGATCCAGCACTAACTGGCCTACCCTCTTCGACCGCATCACAGATACAGACCACCTCGGTGGGCGCGAAGGCGGCTTGAAGGAACCGCTTGAACTCGCTGGCTTGAGGATCGGGCGGTGTGGCCGGTGACAACCTCTTGAAGGATACCTTGGTGATATCGAATGGAGCGGTTGAGGGGGAGACCCCTGACTGAAGGAGATGGCCGGCTGGCTTGGAGTGAGACTTGGAAGCGGCCTCGCGGAGTTTGTGGATGAGTTCGCGATCGGACCAAGGTGGTTGGCAGGATTGATTCCAGCTAGAGAGCAGGGCTAGAGAGTCCGCCTCGGATAGCTGGAAGCCGTGTACGAGGCCGACGGCAGCGGTGTAGGTAGTTGAGTGTCCGGACTGACCGGAGACGGCTGGCGGCACCTTGGAAAGCCAAAGGGCCGCACGTTGGTGCGGTGTCATATCGTTGTTTGTTTGGGACCGATCGTTGGGGGTTACTTCATTTTGTCTATCTTCATCAGCCGTTTGATGGCTTGAGTTTTGGGGGAATAGGTTCCGATCTTCTTGGTGCTGGGCTTGGCGGCGTAGGCGGCGGGCTTGGCTTTAGCTTTCTTCATAGGGTTTGAATTTGGTGTGGAATTCCGAGGTGAGGCGAACGTAGATGTTGCTGCCTCTTTGGTAGATGATGACGGGTGCTTTGAGTTCTGCGAGCCGATATTGGCCGACATGAAGGACTGTGACTATGACTCCAGGGTTGGATCGATTGACGAACCGGCAGGGTGGGATAGCTGAGGGATTTTCCATATGCGACGTTCGATGGGTTCGGGGTAAGCGATCCAGCCTTTAGCGATGCCCCAAGCAATTATCTGAGCGGACTGCTCGATGAGCCGGCGGTTCTCATCGGTGATGATGGTTCGTTCATCTTCGGTTATGGGGCCGGGTTTCTTGTTATTTGAGAGGCGGGATTCGTACCAGGGTTGCTCTTGCCTTGGGGTCTTCATGGGGTGATGAGGCGAGCCAGGATACAGTTGCAGTAGGAACCCTTGGTCTTGGCGTTGCATCGACCATGATGCACAGGGTTGGAGATGATGTGTGCTGTAAGGTCGCTCGTGAGCTGGACCAGCTCAAGGAGACGAGTGGATGCTTCTGCACAGAGCGCATTGGGGATTCCATCTTGGGTATCTAGTTCGGCTGAGAGGATATTGAGCGCGTTGACGAGGTCGTGTGTTGAGGACTGTTTCATTTTTGTTTGTGGACTACGAGTCCGTTGCCTTTGGAATCAACCAGTTCTACGGATCGAACGCTCTCCATGCGGGCCAAGGTCTTGACCATCTCGATGGGATCATGAGCTTGGGACACGCAAGTGAGGTGGATATCACCATCTCCGTAGTTGGCTTTTAGATTCTCTTCGGTTCGATCACGCCGCACTCGGATGGTTCTTCCATCTGAGAGATGGACCACCTTGATGGATTCGACGAGCGGCAATGCGTGACGGCTCATTGCTTAGAGGTTTTACCGCAATGGGGGCAGTGCCGGCCTAGACCGGGATCGGCGGGTAGAGTACCAAGCCACGAGCACAGATCGTGGTAGGATCGAACACCGAAGTTCGGCCACTTGAACGGTACGATGTCACGGGTATGGATTGCATGGATGGCGGTCTCCTTGTCTTTGATCCCAAGCTTCTCCATCAGGTTCGCGTTACGAGAGCTGAGACCGGCGGTCCATTTGTTATTCGAGGCATCCCGCTTCTTGCCAGCGGCAATGATCTGAAACACCCGTTGCTTTGAGATGTTTAACTCTGCACCGATAGCTTTGTAGGTAAGTCCCTTAACCCTGAATGCTCTTACCTTATCGATTGAATCGTTGGTTTTCATGTATGTATGTTTGAGATACTTTCTTTTTTTCTTCTTTGGTTCTTTATCTATTGCAACGGTATCTGGACTGCTCGATACCGTTTGTATGCTTTGTGGCACTGGACACAAAGGTCGCTTTGAGTTGTGCATCCGCAGCCCAAGCATGCGGCCAATTCGTGACATAACAGTTTCCATCGTTGTAGTTCCTCTATTGTTTGTTTGGTTGTTTGTTCTTGATGTTCCATACGCATGAATGCGAGATACCGTATTTCTTGGCCAACTCTCTGTAGGTGAATGTTGAGTTATCCCTTAGAATCGATTCTCTGATCTTTGCTGGAACAGCTTCCCACCGCCGGCAGATCAATGGATCAGGGGCTTTGAAGGCGGGAACTGGTCCCAACATCTTCGCCATTGACTCCTTCGTCAACCCTAATTCTTGAAGTAGACTCATTTTTAATCTACTCGCTCTTCATGGGGGTGCTTTGCACTCCGTTGTATGCGATGGTCTTCGGCCTAAAGATCCCCACCTGCTCGGTTTCCTCGACCCAGGAGGGGCCGCCCCTGATATGGAATATGCAGGAGGACATTCCGTTCCATGACTTGGTGCTGCTCTTGGCGGATGTATAAGCAGAGCCAAACGTAGCGTTCAAGTCGTCGCTCGACATAGCCTTGACGTTGGCCCAATCGATGTCGCCCTCGTGCCACAGCTTGAAGCCTAGCTCCAGAGGTGCGACGACTTCTGCGATGCCGGGGAAGTGCCACACCCACTCATCATGGCTGCTGGCGTCACCGGACATAACCGCGTAGCACTGGTAGTTGCCTAGCGGTACGGAGCCACTGCCCCAGTCGCAGCTCTCGCCGGGTTTGAGAACAGCCGAGCGAGTCGGATGGTCGTTGCATTTAGGCTGCTCAAAGAGCGCCACAAGGACGGGGACTTCGGTTTGGTTTTCGATTTTGATGTGTGTGCTCATGTCAGTAGGTGTTTGATGATTAGGTTCCTGTCTTTGATTGTCGCTCGGAGGATTTGTTCCAGCACAACGTGAGGGTTGATTGTCGCGACGTGTTTCCACTCTGGATTGCCATCGACGTGCCTGGCTGTATCAAGACTCTCTACACGCACCAGTCCGTTAAATGCGTGGACGTAGATGAATGCGGGGCTGTCTTTCACGGCAACGGTCCTCCATTCTCCCACAGCAGCAGATCGGCGCGGAGAGCGTCGTTCTCACGCTCTAGTTGAGTGATGCGCTCGTTCAGTTTCTGAATCTCGTTAGCTGCTGCATCCATCATTATTGCGCGGTTGAACCACCCCACTTCTCGAAGTGACTGAGCGTCATTTCGCAGTTGTTCTTCGAGACTCACGGCTTGGCCTCCCCTCTGGCTTTGTTCCACAGATCAACGTCGTATCCAAAGCTTAGTTCGTTGGCCATCAAGTCACCTCCTGTTTCAAGCGCGGCAACGTAGTCGTATAGCTTTGAGATGCGCTCATTGGCCGCGTTGAGTTCTCGTTCGAGTTGGCGGACAAAATCGGCATCACAAACACGATACTTTGAATCATGCGGAAGGAATGCTTCGGCATCCGTCCTCGGTGTATTGCTGATCATTTTCGTGGCGTCAGGAATATGATCGCTCATTTCGCCTCCTCCATCACCCCGCACGGGAGCCACGTTTTGCCACCATCGATTGAATGTTCGTATTTTTCACACCAATCCTTTCTGTTCTCTTCGCTAGATGTGCGGTCGATCAACCAACGTGTTTTGGGGTATTCACGATTCCTCGCCTGCATTCCTAGCGGCACCTCATCCGCAGTCCACGGGCGGATTGTGGCAATAGGTTTGATGCGGTACTTTGTGTCGTCCCAGCCCCACCGAGGGAAATGTACTGGTTCCCATTTTCCAACCGGACCTAAAACCTGCAGTTCCTTCCCATCCACAAATGCCTGCATGATACGGATGGCTTCTATTGTTTCTTCGATGTTCATTTTACCTCCTTGTTCTTGCGATTCCTTGTCCAGTAACTGAACGCATAGTTTTTAACCTTCTTGGCCGCTTTGTGAATTTCTCCAGCCTCTTTCTTGCTGATGCTGTACACGCCGGTGCCGCTATCGATGAAGCTCTTGATCTTGTCGCTCATCGGCCACCTCCGAGTGCGTAGTGCAGGATGAGGAGCGCATCGCAGTTCTTCAATGTGACGTCTAATTGCGGATACAGCTCCTGGGCCTTGCTCTTGAGCTTACGCTTCCATTCCGCGGAATTGGCGCATGACCGCTTTCCACCGAGTCCAAGAGGATCCTGCCATATCTTGGGTTCCACGCGGTGAAGCGCGTAGCCTTGAGAGTAGGCCAGTCCTTGGACGATTCCGTAGTTCTCGTGCAGGGTTGCCACGCTTGCTGAGGGCGTGAGCTTGGACACGAACTTGGGTACCTTCTCGATCCATAGGTGACTGTCCGCCACCTTGAATCCGCTGAGGAGTTGCGCCATATCGGGGAGGGACTCGGGCATTGCGAAGAGAAGGATGCCGTCCTTGGTGTGGATAGCGAACCCCCCGTTTACGCCTGGGTCACAGGCTACGATTGTTTTGTTCATTGGTTTGGGATGTTTCCGTAATAGACGCTCGTGTTGGCTTGCTTCGGATGATCCTTGAAAAGGATTTCCTCCATGTCGCTTTTGAATACCATGATCAGTTTAGACATCTTTAACCCCCCCTTGGAGGTCCGGTGTGATTTTGTAGGCGCGTTGATCAGCACTTTGAACAGATAATGGTCTACTTCTTTGAGCAGTTGCCCGAATCGGACATGCTCCTCAAAGCTCATTTTTTGTTTTTGTTTCATTTGTTTGGGACTTGATTGTGATTGAGTGGCCGACATAGATCCCGGCGATCACGCACAGTGGCAGCAGTACTGCCATGCCCATGATAGTCAGTGCGGTGTTCATAGAATCGCGCATCCAAGTTCCTTGTAGCACTTGACCCGTTTCTTGGAGTGAGCCTGAGCCAGAGGATGGAAGGTATCCTTGAAGTCATGGATGAGGGCAGTGTCCTTGCCTGGTGCCCGCCGCAGCGCACGGCTGGCCCGCTGGATGGTTTTCTGTGCGCTCCGCCCTCCAGATACCATCACGAGGGTGTGGACGTTAGGAAGGTCAAGCCCCTCATCGGCCAATGAAGTGGCGATCATGGTTGAGATGTTCCCTGCCTTGAATTCTTCCATCGCTTCGCGGCGAAGCTTCTTCGGCATCTTCGAGTGAACGAGTACGGAGCCGCTCAAGGACAGGTTGTAATATTCTCCGAGTGTGACTCGTGGAACCAGAACGAGTGTGGGATACTGAGGACCACCGGCTGCGGCCATCATGATTGCCATGTGGTTTCTGGCTTTGTTGCCACAGATACCGATCTCGGTGAGTGCTTCCCAAGCGCACATAGCCCGAAGGATGGGCTGACTCACCTGCATGTACCTCTTGCGATCGGTAAACAGCCTCTCGATTTGATCATCGATTCTCTGCTGGAGATGGAGGTCGGTGGCGTCATTCATGAACACGGTGGCATGAGCGAGTACACCGGCCAGTTCATCACGGCGGATCTCAAACTGGGTATCGCGGAACATCTTACGAAGGATCTCATTGCGCTCGGGATCATCGGACCAGGGGGTCGCGTCAAAGCCGAAGCGAAGTCCTTTGCAGGACTCGATGATCTTACTCCAAGTGGTCGCCGGCGCATGCTTGGCCTCATCGACGATGATCAGGTTCTTGCGGGAGAAATCTACGGATTCATGGGGGCAACGAACCTCGACCCGTGAAGTATCGACTCCTACTGCTATGAGCGAATCGATCGCCTGCTGACAGGTCTCACGGGTAGGAGCAAGCCAACCAAAGGTCCACTCGGGCCATCGAGCAAAGTGCTTGATGATGGAAGAAGCGATGACGGTCTTGCCGCATCCAGCAGGAGCGATGATGAGTCCATCGGCTCCAGACTTAGCCCACTCGACGGCTCGTTGCTGGTAGGGACGAAGCAGAAATGCTTGCGTCGAATTGGTTTCGGGATGATCTTTGGTCTGCATAGCGTTCGTTGCGACTATGTTTGTTTGGGACTCGATCACCCCCGGGAGCTGCACCTCCCGGGGGCTTTCGTTTAGATATTAGATGGCGTCGAGATCAGCGGGCACTTTCTTCATGCGGCGCACTCGGAAGGTCGTTTGTTCGGCACCATGCTTGTCGATGTACTTCTCTTCCTCGATTACGATCACAAGGGACAAGCCAACGAATCCCTGCAAGAACCGTAGGAACGCCCCTCCAATGCTAAAATCGAACTCATCTCCATCAGCGATGTTAGCTTCGGTGGCACTGATGAGTGCCTGAAGCCTCCACATCATCGTGTCCTTGAGAACGAAGCGGTCACTGATGACCTCACCGGCTGGCCCCTTGTAACGGAGGGTTGCGACGGCGTTGCCAGACTTGTCGAGTCCATCGTCCTTACAGGAATTGACGGTGACGGTGTATTCGCCGGGAGCGGCGAACGGCTTAACTTCTGCGGATGCTCTATCTACTTTGAATGTCATATTATTGTGCGTTGGTTGATGTTTGTTATTCGGACTGACGAGCCGCCCACGCGGGCAGCGAGAGTGTTTGGGTGGTTGAAGGGTAACAAGGCCAAGAGTTGAGTTCTTGGCATTCGATGAACGTGCGGAGCTGCTCGTCGATAATGGAGTTACCAAGATCGATGGCCTGCTGGTCGAGTTCGTAGCAGCAGACTCCGTAGGGTGCTTCCTTCTCGACTGCGATGAAGATGAACCGATTGATGCCGGTGATGCGCTGATACCAAGCGGCTTGAACGTGGTACCGAAACTGAGCGCAAGACTTGGCGAAGGCCGCGGGTGAGGCGTCCTGAGTGGTCTTGAGGTCGATGATGTAATCCTTGCCAATCCCATCGATACGGGCTTTGACCTCGATGCCGGACCATTCGGCAAAGTAGGAGACCTCGGTCTTGATTCCATCCAGCAGGCCAGCGGCAGCAGGATGAGCGTGAACCGCATCGGCTGCTCCGGTGAGGTTGTTCCACTGATCCGGAGGAAGCGGTATCTGTCCGTTGTCGATGATCAGTTGGTGGTCTTCCTTACCCTGCTTGGTGCGACGATCACCATTGAAGAGCCTGTAGGTCAGGATGAAGCGTTCTGGCTCCAACACGGCGCAATGTGCGGCGGTACCGAACTCCAGCGCGGGACTGGATTCGTTGCGGGTCTTGCCATCCTGCCAAGAGCGGAAGTGCGCGGGCGACTTACGGAACTGATCGAGACCGGACTTCGAGAGTGCCTTCGCCTCGTGGTAATCCGCGGCGGGCATGTCGTGCATGATATCAACCATTGGAAACCTCCGTGGTGGCGATCTCAGGGGTGACGATGACGGCGAGCTTGGACAGGATGAGGTCCGGCTTGCTGATGTACTTCGATGCGACCGCATCGGGGAGATCGCGGAATGTCTGACCATCCTGAATGCGACCGGCCTTGAGAAGCAGGGCGTTGACCTCTTGCTCGCGATCCTCGAACAGGGCTTCGAGTTTGGCGGTGATGTCGAAGCTCTTAGTGGGAGCGACCGATACCTCGGTGAGAGCGGGGGTAAACTCCTCGGTCTCCTCCGGTGTGTAGATGCCGGCCACAACCTCGGGGGCGAGCATGCGAACCGCTTTGGATATACAACGAGCGCGGAGCATTGCGGATGGATCCTTGGCCCATCCAGACCCCGGCTTGGCGGGCAATAGACCAGCCATCTTAGCGTCCTCGGTGGTGAAGGAGATCTCGCAAGCGTTGCCATCATAGGTCCAGAGGGCGATGGCGGCGCGGGAGTCGAACTGCTTCCAGAGGATCTTACCTCCGCGAGCACGGTATCCGGCGAGCATGGCATCGGAGCGCATGCTGAGGGAGCCGTTGATTATGTGGTATTCTCTCTTGAAATCGAACGGGGTCTTCTTCTCGGCGGCGCACTGCCACGCGATAAGTTTTCCCTGCTCGACCTTGGTGCAGCCAAGCATTCCGCTGGCCGCGATCCACTCGCCCATCTTTTCGATGGCAGAGATTGGATCCTGTATTTTGGAGTACATCTCGGAGTTATCCGAGGGTGTTGTCGTTGCGATTGAGTTGTTCATGGATTTTGTCTTAACAATTCTTCGATTACATCGGAGCGGACACGGATGGTGCGCTTCGTAGCTTTCATAGCCGGAAGTTTTCCTGACCGGATCCACCGACGCACCGTCTCGGGATGAGTCCCGAGAGCGGATGCGATCTCTTGGACGGTTAGAAGTTTTACGCTCACGCAAGCCAAAGTAGCAGCGTGTTGCAAACTGTCGAGAGTTTTCTTTCGGAAAGTTTACTCGGAGGGTTGTTGGAACCCGCGGCGAGCGGCGACTGGCGTGAGAGTTTGGCCGGATTGAATGAGTTCCCGAACAAACTGCTTCTTGGCTATAAGCAGGCCATCATCGTAGGCGCGTTGCAGGAGCTTGAGTTTTCGCTCATCGCCACCCTGCTGAAAGCGCGGACGCATAAACTCCTGTTCTGCCCGCAATCTGCGGTATTGCCCCACCAATTCGCTGTATCGATCAAACTGTTCAGGAGCCATCCGCTCGTAGGTCTTCTGCTTCCAAGTCAAGCTGGGGCTTGGCACCGAAGGTATCGCGCTGTTGTCCGCGGTCCGCCTCCAGATTGTGTAGATCGATGTGTTGAGCGGATCGGCATCGATCTCGCGGGCCTTCCAAGCATTGAAGAACTGATAGACCCAAGGGTTGCTGCCCTTTGGAGTCTGTTCAACGGCTTGTCCCCAGAGATCGCGGCGCACCGGCATGGCGTTCGGATCCTTTACACCAGGGATGGCCAACCCAAGGGCGGCGTACCGCTGATTGAGTTCATCGACGGTATCCTTGATGAAGCTCTGGCCACCGATTACCGGCAGCTTATCACGTTCAGCGCGGCGGACAGATCCGAGGACGGCTGGAGCCAAGGGCGTTGCAGCGGTGACTGCAAGATTCTTGAGCCACCGATCCATTGAGTTGCTGGATTCCTGCGAGAGCAGCTTGATGAAGTCGCTGGTTCCCTTGAGGAACTGCTGCTCCATCACGAAGTTGAGTCCAGAGGTTGGAACGCCTTTGAAAACCGTAGTCATCAGCTCCTCGTTGGTGCGTCCACGTTCCGATTGCCGAAGGGCTGTCCCAGCCATGATTCCCAATGCGCCAGCGGTTCCTAGCGAAGAGAGATCGACAACAGTGTCTCCCCCTTGAAACTCTGTTTTACCCCCACCAACTAGCCGTTTGACCGCTGACAGGTTGATCGTACCTGGAGGCATCACGCCACCAGCTTTGGCCAACTCACGAGCCTTGTTGGTCTCACCAGCGGTATCAAGGTTCGGGGTGATGATCCCTTTGTGGTAGAGGTAACCAAAAGCCGTTGTAACCATTGCTCCGACAGCGATTCGAGATGCCGCGATGTTGCGATCACGAGGAGTCATTTTGCTCCAATCCTGCAATGCGCCGGCAGGAGTAAACTGGAGAGCCTCTGCGGCTACATTGATGGGGGTCTTTTGGAACAGCGAGATGAGGCGATAGGGAATGTAGGCTGAGGATCCAATTTCATTTTTGATGAACCGATTGATGCCGGCGACTGCTTTGGTGGCCGTGTTATCTTGTTGAAACACCGATCTAGCCGATTCGGTTTCGATGGTAGCCAGATCATCTTCGGTGAATCCGCGGCGACCGCGCTGGGCTTCCACATCGGTAACGAACGCAAGCTTTGGATCTCGCACGGCGATCTGGATCTGGGCTTCAGATAAACCTTTGGTGCGACCAATCTCGCTGATGATGCGGGCGCGTTCAGCCTGTCGGAATGGGATGTCTGTGGCCTGAGTGAGGCGAAGCATGATGTCCGGCAGGATGCCGATAGTTGCTTCGGTCAGGTTTCGAGGAGACAACGCGGAACCAATTTTGCCATTGGCAAAGTCCTCGGCAATTCGCCGCCATGCCCGCTGGAAATTGAGCGGGTTACCAATGCTGGTTCCCAACTCATACGGCATCGCATTAGATCCCTTTAGAAGGGTCTTAGCAGCGGCTGGCAACGATCGTCCGATTGCATCGATTCGATCAACGGTACGAGCGCGGATGTTGAAGGAGTTGTTCTTGTCCTTTGAGAAGGTCGCATCGATGAGTGCGGCACCGGCATCTCCAAGCTCACGCAAAGGATAATTGATGGCATTACCCACTACGTTGCGGACGATTGATATTGGACCCATTACGGAACCCTGGACCATCGAGATGAACAAGTCCGCGGCATCGGCTGGATTGATCTTGGAAATTGCCTCGTTGAGGATGACATCGATCTCGGATCGTTTTGCATCGGCCAAGTCCAGTTGCTTGATGCTCTGGTTTATTGCAGCGACATCATTGGCAGCGAACGCATCACGGGCAACGCGACCTGCGGCCAGGACTTCATTGTCGGCCAGCTTTAGCCTGCTCGCACCGTCCATCAAGATAGCTGCCTGTTGCTGGGTAAGAGGCGGTCGCTTCTTATTTGCGAGCGAATCTTGAACCAGCCGAACCAATCCCTCTGGAGTGGAGGAATTGAGGAGCTTGAATTGATTGATGAGCTGACCCCAAGTGGTTCCGCTTTTGGACAGAGACAACGCGGTGCTACTGGCCCCAGCCATATCGCCTGAATTGATCTGGCGACTGAAGGTTTCCATTCCAGAAGCGACCCTGGTGTTGGACTCTGCATCTGCCATATCAGCAGCGAGCTGAGTCATCGTCATCGACGATGCGCGATCAACCACCTCGTTCACCTTCTGCTGCTCGTACTGCGATTCAGGAGACTGGCGAACTGTCTGGCGCACCTCTTCAGGAACTGACTCAGCCTCGGCAACACGCCCTGCGAACTTGCGTGTATTTTCCTCGGGCCGTTGGAAACGGATGTCAGAACTCTTTCTGTTAAACCGTTCTGATAGAGGAATTACGTTGCCAGAACTATCACGAGTGATTGCTTCTGCTGATTTAATCTGTGATGGATTAAAAACAATAAACTCCTTTCCGCCAATACCAGATATTTCTCCACTTGCTGATGTATAACCTGAATCCTTTAATGATTTTATTTCCCGTTTTCCAATTTCAGAACTCTTAGCAACCTCTGCATTTTTACCTAAATCAACGTAATATTTTCTGGTGTTGCCAAATATGTTCGCAGTGTTTTTATCTAAGGCAAAAAACGCACCTTCTTCTGTCTTAAACACGTTGAATTTTTTGTCGGTTCCATGCCACAGAGCAGTGTCGTATCCAGCTTCTTTTGCTGCTTTATCGACCATCCGCTGGGCCGTCTCATTATCTCCAGACTCGACAGCTTTCAGATAAGCGGTGTCGTCAACACTCCCCCTCTGCGTCCGCTGCTCACCAGCTTTCGGAGCAGTCACTCCCTTCCAAGGAACTGACTCGGTGGTTGCGTAGTGCATCCACGCGATAGCGTCTTCTGGAGAAACCTTTCCAGTGAAGAGTTGCTTGGTGGAAGCCTTGAAGGCGTTGAACCAAGACCGGATCTCACTACGCTGGATGTTGGGGATCTGCTCTCCGAACGATTGGATAAGACCTTCTTCAAGCGCGAGTTCCTGGGCCTGCTTAGGCGTGAGCTTTCCTTCCTGAACCTCAGCATTGCGGGCCAGAAGCTCGCTTTTGTACGCGGGACTGTCTTGAGCAGACTCAAGCAGTGACTTCCGCATGGAAGGATTCGTGACCCCTTGGAACACATCGTGACCGATCTCATGGATGGCCGTATCACGAGTGGCCATCAACGGGTTAACGCGGACGATGCGGTTACCAGTCTTAGGATCAGACAGGTACATACCTCGGATCTCGGTTGATCCAATGAACGGACGATCAAGCTCGATGGTTAGATTTCGGCGAGCGGCGATCTGGGCGGCTGCATCTATGTCGGGCTGAGTGATCTTTGCGCCTTCGCCTTCGCGTTGGAAACGGCTGTAGATGTCGTTGTAGATCTCACGGGCGGCGGCAACACCTTGCTTGTTCCGCATTTTCTTCTGTTCGTTCAGAAGATCTTGAGCGGCCAAGCCCTCCTCCATAAGACCAGCCTCTGCGTTTTGTTTCTGAATCGACTCTGCCTTAGCAATATCCTCTGGAGCAGGGCGCATCCAATCGGGAGTTTCTTGGTATGATCTTGATTTCTGCCTGAGTTTTTCGATGACGCTGTTAGGCGTATCTGATCCCTCAATTTTGATTCCGTTTTTCTCAGCAATGTTTTTGAGATTGTTAGTTATAAAACCAGGAACACCACCTTGATCCACCTTAGTCAAAAGGTCTGCGGCATCATCCGTGATGTTTTTGTAGGTTTGAGTTTTAGCGGCCTCACTTTGTTTGGCAGCGTTCTCGTATGCATCTTGAAGCCCTTCCTGATACTGCTTTGAAATAAACTCAGGAAGCGTTGTTGGATCGTTAATGACACGAGCAACATCCGGATCGTTGGCCAACTCATTGAGGCGATCGCGAGGTATCTTAAGCTTAACGCTTTCAGCCGCTTGTTTGATCAGGTCAACGGTTGGTTCTGCTTCGGATTTCCACCAGTTCTCGTACTGTTTAGCAGCGCGTTCCTCGCTGATAGGACGATTGCGCTGATCCATTTCAGTTCCAAAGAACTGTTCAGGAGCAACCTTCTCGCGTCCGATTCCAAGCCGTTCTTCACGAGGCGTGGTAAACTCTTCCGGCGTTTCCGCCATAAACCTTGCACGTTCAAGATCCAGCTTCTGAAGCGGAGCGTCTTGCGGTCCTTCCGACATACCAAGCTTACGTCCCAACCTGGTTGGACGATTGAAGACTGTTCCAAGAGCGATGTCCGCTGCAAGCCGGCCACCAGAGAACTCACCTCCCTGAGCTAAATCAGCCACTTGTTGGCCAGTAGCTTGTGCTACGTTGGCCGTTACGTTCATGGCAGGCTCAACAAACGCCGGCTTGGTGATGGCTTCACGAAGCGTAGTCTGACGAGTCAGTGGCCTACCAAGTTCGCTGAGTCCTTTAAGGGATGGACGAGCGGTTAGCGCGGTGGGAACAAATCCACCAACGTAAGAAGATACAGGCTGTTCTTCTTGAGCTTGCGATAACTTCTGAAGCGTCTCAGGAGAGTACCTCTCAAGCAGTGCTTCCTGAGCTTTGCTGGTAGCGTAAGCAGCCGCAGCACCTGCACTCAACGCGCCTAAACCTCCGCCTACAAGTATTCCAAGAGGACCAAACGGTGCGCCAAGCAAGGCTCCACCCTTACCACCTGCCACCGAAGCAGGAATAGCAGTGAGAGAAGGAGCAACGCTGACAGCAGCCGATCGCAGAGCAGCCTCACCCTTACCCATGATTGGGTTTTCAGAGACGTTTCCTTCCGCATCTACGTCATAGATCTCTGGATCAAGGTTGTTTTTGATCAACCAATCACGCTGGTTTTTCGTCATGATCTTGTATCTTAGTCTCTTTTAACAGAGTAAGGAGCAAACGGGGATTCAGCGTATCCGAGACCAAACATAGATTTAGGACTAGGAGGATTAGCCATCCTAGCCGCTGACTTATTCAGTGCATCAATGTATATTTTATTTTGAATCTCTTGAGGAAGCTTATTCCATTGTTCAACCGGGAACGCACTAGCAACAACCGCTTTGGCTTCTTTGACCAAAATGCTTTCACCTCCAACTCGTTCAGGTTGGATATTTAACTCAGAGGCCACCGCTTCATTAAACGGACTTGTCAGCGTTTGTGGGGCACCATAAGCAGAAGCACCGCCTCGACTTTCTAATTCAGAAAGACGTCTTCCGGTTTGACGGAACTGTTCACGAGGTGTCGGTGGTCCGTACATATCAGGTTGAGCTGCAACATCTTTTGCAATCATATCGGCAACCTCTCCTCTTGGTTTTCCACTCCCTCTTGCTACCATTGGATCTCCAGGGGTTGCAGCAGGAGCTTTGGGAAGCGGCTTTGCGGTTATGGCACCAGCACCAGCACCAGCACCGCCTCCGCTCAAAGCCGCTTGAGATGAAACGCCATACGCTTTCTTCATCTTATCAAGCTCAGGTTGAATGCTCTCAACTTCAGCAGCGTTCATGTCACCAAAATCAACATTGAATGACCTGCCGTCTTCTGTCTCCCTCATTGAAACTTTATACGGAGAACCCTTTTTCTCTGTAAAGAAACCAGGGTTTGCGTTTTCAAACTTTTTGATAAGATCAACGGGGCCTTGAACGTTTACTGCGCCATTGGAACTTCTGCTAACAAACAACCTTCCTTCATCTTGCTTTGCCTGTCTGGCTTCTGCTTTATTGCGAATAGCAACATCAGAAGCACCTTCCATCTGGCGAAGGGTGTTAATATCTAAACTGGAATAATCACTCGTAAGACCTGATTCAATAGCTGCTTTCTCAGTAGCACCCATTTCTGCTTTAAGTCGTCCAATCACTCTCGCCTTTTCAGCAGCTTCCCTTTCGCTTGTTGCAAGCTTTTGAACACGAGCTTTCCTGCGTCCAATTTCTTGAGCTTGTTCAACTGGTCCAACGTATGTTTTGTCGGCTCCGGTCAAAACCTCTTCAGCACCAGTGACTTCAAGCAATTCTTTTCGTGCCCCCGCAGCAGTTTGACGCGCTTCACGTTCAACTTCATCTTTAAGTGCTTGAACCCTTGCAGCTTCTGTTCTTGCAATCACTCGCTCTTCTTTTAACGCATCAATATCCTGCTCCATCAACGCCCGCTTCGCATAGTTCCGATTCCGGATATCCTCGTTGGTCCCGGTGAACTCGCCGGCAATACCTCCGGTGAGCATGGAGAGACCCTTCATAAAAGGGTTGATGCGCTGATTGGCCTGCTGTTGAAGCAAGGCTCTGATCTTGTCGGTTTCTTCTCTGGTAGCCATAAGATATTATTTAGTAACCCTGCAATGACCGCATCGCGCCCCGTCTCCTGAACCCGCTCATGGCGGCATTCATGATCTGATCGGGGTCGTAGTTGATGTATCGGTACTGGTCCTGCTGCTGTTGGGAGTTGGCCAGCAAGTCAGCGTAGAGCTTGGCGAAAGGATCGGCCTGACGATCGGGTAGAGGAACCTCCTTGGTTCCCTTGGTGGGGATGACGGTTTCGCGCCTTACGAGAGGAGTAACTGGCTCCCTAGGGGGAAGGGGGGTGGGTCCACGGCCAAGAGTTCCGCCACCGGGGAGTCCACCGCCCGGTGTACCGCCGCCGGGTTGACCGCCACCACCAGGAGGTTTAGTACCTCCGCTGGGAGGTGTAGTTACAACAGGAGGCTTAGGGGTATCTTCGACTGGAGGAATTCCTTTAGTAGGATCTGCGTAATCCCAGTCTCCTTTTGTAAAGTTCCACCTATTACCGTCCTGATCAGGGGGGAATTCTTTTCCGGTAACTGGATTGATGTAATCCGGATTTATTTTGACTGTTGGATCAAATATTTTAAAAGGTGAATCCTTAAACTCATCACCCGGTTTAACTTCTGGTTTTGGCTTATAGTCGGGATTAAACCTAATAGTATCATCAACACTAGGACCGGCTACACCAGGACCAGCCGTTACATCTCCACCAGTGTTATCAAACCCACCTTCGCTGGCGGTTGTCGGTTGAGCCGCTCCAACAGATTGATATGATTCAACTGGTGTTGGTGTTACTTGAGAAGTTGAAGGCGCGGTGTTGACTCCAAAATTAAACTTCTGAGGTACAACTCCTTTATCTAAATCTTCTTGAGATACTGAATACGCACTTGGGCGTATAATTGTATCCCTAATATTGTTTCTGTCAGCATAGAGAACATCTCCATTCTCCATTTGCCCGATAGGTATATAATCCGGAATCGTTCTTCCCGGGATTGAAACCGGTTCTCCACGAGTCACAACGCCTTGAGGAACCGAAGGTGTTTGGCCTGCAAAGTCAGAGGGGTTTGCGTCAACCACTCCGATTGTGCCACCAAGATCACCGGGTGGAACGAGACCTGTAAAACCATATCTATCCTCAGTCTTCGGATCCAGCGAGGTTCCGATTCCTGTTCTTATAAGCGCATCCTGCTCATCCGTATTCCCAATGTTGATTCGCTCAGTGGGTTGATCTCGGATGTTGTAATCGATGTTTCCAAAACCTACGTCTGAAGGAGCAGCCTGATATTCAAAACCTCCCGTCCTCCAGTTGTATGGAGCTTCTTGGCCATACGGATCTAAACCGTAAAACAAATCACCAACCCTGACTCCTGCCATATCGGGGACTAAATCTCCCATCTTGTATCCGGGATATCCCGGGAACTCATCTACGGCATTGGCCTGATTCAGGTCTTGAGCCAGATTATCGATTGCGTCAGCCATATATCAGTTTTTGGGGATTATGCTGTTGATTCGAGCTATCATCCAGTTGGCCACAAGCTTCTTGACCTTCGGCTTGTCCTTGAGCCACTTCGCGAACTTCTCGGCGTTGCTGTCGTAGAAGCTCTTGAACCACTTGGGTCCAACGAGTTCCTTCCAGAAGTAGAACGCCTCCCACTGATCGGGAATGCACTCACGAGCGACGTAGCAGCCGGCAAGTCCGAAGCCCGCGTAGGATGATCCAAGGTTTCCGATTCCACGAGCATACCCTTGGAACTGGTTCATGAAGGAGTTCGCTTGACCAGACTCGTATTCTTTTTGAGCGTTTGTCAGCGCAAATCCGCTACCTGTTTTCAGAAGATCCGCAGGAGAACCCATTTGCATTCCTGAAGTGTACTGAGGAGAAATAAACGGAGTGGCACCCTGCTGAAGACCTCCAAGATTTGCCGCTTGTCCAACAATCGGCTGAAGTCCTAGGGCGGATTGGACATTGGCGATGTTCTGCTGGCGACCTGCCATCATCTGCTGTTGAGAAGCAAGCTGGCCTGCAAAGCTTTGTTGAGCCGCGGTGTTCCGCTGACCGGTGGCCGCGAGGATGTTCTGGAAAGCTTCCTGTGCGTTCCGATTGGCGGTATCGCTTGTGCTTTGACCGCTCTGAAGCAATCCCATTGCAGCGTTCCAGCGTTGAGAATTGGCGTTACCAAGAGCGTCTTGAATTGCGAGCGACTCACGAAGAGCCGAAGGATTGCCAAGAACATTGCCAATGGAACTACCGCGAGCGCGAGCAGCCTGTTGGACCCGTCGCTCCATGCTTGGATCCAGAGTGCCAACCTGAGAAAGACCCTGTTGGATCTGACGCTCAAGCTCGCTACGAATCAACTGAGAAGCCCCTGTATCCTTTGAGGCCCCGGGCATGCCAACGCTCTCGTAGGTGGGCGAGTCTATCCGCGTATCCGGAGCGGCGGCATCCCCCTTAACATCGCTGAGGAACTGTTCGTAGAGATCAAACTTCCGAGGATCAAGAGCCTCCAGTTCTTTTCTGCGTTGCTCTGAAAACTGGGTTCCAAATTGCTTGGCAAGCTCAAGTTGTTTGCCTGCAAGCTCTGGCGCAATTTGAGCAGCAGCCCTTGCAAATGCTGTAGCAACCTGAATGTCGCCAGTCTCTCGAAAATCATAAGTCTTTCCATCAACCTCGATTTTCCTGCCTAGTTTAGCGGCAGCTTCTAATGCCCTTAGTTTTGGAAAGGTTTCAGCGTTAGCCTCTACAGCCGCTCTATTAGCCGCTGCCAAATCAGGAGCTTTGTAATCATCTCCGCACATTTGCGGATGACCCCAAGGAATGCAGGAGTAATCTTTAGCCCAGTCATCTTTGGCAAACAGCATTACGCTGTGAGCCAGAACCATTGATGTATTAAAATCTATATTCATACTCCTCCTTCAAAAAGTTCAGTTTTCCAAATAGGTTTATATCCAAATCTCTTCATATATGAGTTGTATGGACTTCTTTCGTTGCAAGCTATGAAATACTTAGGAAACCCTTTTGTTTCCATAATAGAGTCATAAACCCGTTTGAGGTGCATGCTATCTCTAGCTGAAACCCTTTCGGTGTGATGCCAAACCAACAGAAGTGGAACTCTTGCAATAGATGACGCACCAATGATCTCGCCATTTCTTTCAACCACATGGGTTGGATAATTGATCGAGTCGTTGTTTGCCCGTGCAGCTTGAAGAACTTGAGTTTCTTGCTCAAGCGTTTGTATTAGTCTAATCGTTGGGAATGCGTTCATTGTTGGGGTCTGACCGAATCAACGAAGCCAGAGAGAATGGTGGATTGCAAAGACAAGCGACCAGCGTCTGCGGTTACCTTGAATTGCAAAGTATTCCAGCGGCCTTGGCTAATCAGGTTGTAAGCCTTCAGGAACTTCTGGCTTGAGGTGATCGCCAGCGCGGAATCGAGAGTCACGAATGTGTCCGACATATCCTTGGCCAACGACACTGCGGCGGTCGTGGTGGCGGTAGTGTACGGGTTATCGAAGGCGAACTGAACGCTGTACCCGATCTTGTCGGGGATAGGTTCGTTGAGGTTGTAAGCCTTGGTGATCACCGTGGATTCGTAATTCGCACCGCCATCGGTGTACGCGGAGCTTGAGACCGGCGACAACCGGCTGTTCGGGAGGTAATCGTTGAATGACCAGACCTGGCCCGCTCCCGCTGACACCGAGATGATATCGCCGGCAAACATAAGGACGGGTCCAAATGTTGAAAACGAGGTTGGGATGAAGTCGTTTACGATCCAGTTGTCCCAGTAACCAAGCCAAGAGCGGGCCAACGAGTGGTACACGATGACCGCGTTGTTCTCGTTGAGCGCACCTTCGAGGGCGATATCGATGTTGTTCTCGGTTAGGAGCGCATACTCGCTTTCGATTCCGAGGATCGTTGGTTCCTCGGCAACGAACGGAACAGCCAACAGATATCGGTTGTTCCAGAATACACCGTCGCAGAGATCGAGCTTGGTCTTGTCGATGCGACTGATGAGGTCATTGATCGGGCTGGAGAGCGCGAGACCTACGCTGGTCTGGGTACCGGCTTGGATCTGTTGGAGAGATCGGATGCCGTCACGGGAGAAGAAGAATACATCGGGACCAACCGCGGTGATGGACCGGTGCGATGAGCAGCCGATATTGCCGCTGATGAGTGATATGGTCCAATCGGCAGCATCCTGCGTAGGATCGGCATTTACGCTCCAAATAGAGCGTTCCTTGAAGACGATGAGTTGATAGCCGAACCAAGAGTAGAGTCCCTTGATGGGATCGCCATCGCCACCGATACGAAGAGACCCGAGGGGATCCCAGGATTCGCCATCAAGGATATCCGAGAAGTAGAGGGTATCGGGCTGGATGGATGTATCCGCGGAAACCGCGAACAACCGATTGGTATGGGTGGTTAGATAGATCGGCTTGGCAGGAGGCGTGAGCGATACAAAAGCTACGGCGTGAGACGAGGCGGCGGGAGAAATAGTAATCGCTGGAGCGGCAGTTGGAAGTGCCGCGTATCCGCTGCCGGGATTGGTGATGGTTATGAAAACAAGATTACCATCGTTAGCAACAACCGCAGTGGCCGTAGCCGTGATGCCGCTGGGAGGCGCGGAGATGGTTATTGTGGGGACAGAGTTATGACCGGACCCCTGATTGATTACATCGATGCGGCTGATCTTGCCGGCTGTAGTCGAGCTGTTGAGGTTCGCGCTTGAGACGTACTTCAGCGTTCCGAGACCGTCCGAATAAAACAATTTGTCATTTAATTGAGCAAAATAGACGTAGGAAGCGGAAGCGTTGAGCGTTGAACCCGAAATCAGGTTGTAGGAAACGCCGGGTGACCCGTAGTAGAGGCTCTTGGTAGAGGTGCTAAGGTCATTAACAGCGATGACGAGGCGTTCGGATGCGGATGTATCGAAGTAGAAGCCGGACAATACCGTCGCGTTGATTGGAAGGTTACTGCCGAAGTTGGAAGTCGTTGACTCCCAGTTGGTGATGACGTCTTCCCAGTTGGCGGTGATGCTGTTGCCTGCCAGTGAAACGGCTCCTAGACGGGTGACGAGATTTCCGAAGTCGTCATAGTCCATGTTGATGGCCGATTCCATGCTGGTTGCAGGAATGCCATCGGGACGAGTGGCTGAAATTACGCCGGTCGAAAACCCAGTGCTTCCATCCAGAAGCATCTGGTCATCGAGAGCATCTGAGGATTGGAATGGCATGGCGGATTACAGGATGTCTTGGAACGTGTAATCGTACAAGCTATCTGGGATGATGCGGCTGATTTGCTGTTGTTGGCCGCGTTCCATGTCTTTCATGATGGAGACCTGAGCGGCTCCTTCTTGGAACTTGGCTTGGGCTTTACCGTACTGCCGGGAGTATTCGAGGAGATCGCCTTCAGTGTAGGCCATCAGAGCGTTCTCTACGCCTCGCAACTCAAAGTTGGTATCGTTGGAGATGGTGACCGCCTCACCGAACTGCCGCATCTGAGACTGCTTCTTGGCGAGGATGAACAGGGTGCCATCGGCATTGGGCGTGGGAACGAGCTTGATGCGGGGAACACCGGCCTCGCCATAAGCTCCACCGATCAATCGAGTCCAGTTAACGAAGTTGCCGGGGGTGGCTTTACGGCTATCGACGTTGTTCCAGGTGTTGGGATCGAGCTGGAAGAACGAGACCCATTCCGCGGCGGGCACTTCGAGACCATCGGTATCTCCGGTAACCGTGAAGCGCATGGCTACGGGGAAGTCGATGAAGGTATTGTAACCGGTCCCTGAAGCGTAGGCGGAAGTGACGTAATCAGAGAGCGTGACGATCTCAGTGCCGGCGGTGACCGGATGAGAGATAATGCCGAGGGTATCGTTCCACAGGCAGGAATCCCAGATCATCGAGTAGCGGCGGATACAGAACTTCTTGGCCAACGCGATGGTGGCCGAGTCTGTGAACGACAGCTTGTCGCAAGCCGCTTGAGCCGCTTCGGAGGGTTTCATTATAAATACTCCTGAAGTGTCATCGATGAAGACGTTGAAACTGTCAAATCGTTTACCGCATAATTAAGATACAGATTCTGCTGACTTGTTGGGCCGTAATTAAACAACTTGTATGTTGTAGCAGAAGTTGTATTTGGAGAATCTAAAAACTGAATTGTTTTATTACTAATTGTCGTAAGATCATCATCTTCGTACGATCCACTGGATATGCCTTTTGTGTTAGCTCCAGTGGATGTTCCTAATTCGGTTGATCCCCTTGTTAACCTGAAAAGAATGAATTGAGATCCGTTTACAATTGCTGAATAGTTTATTACAATAGTTACAAGTATTCTTGAAGAAGCACTTGTTGGAGTTATTGTTGTGCTAAGTACCGTTATTTCCTGACCTGGAGCGGTTGCTGATCCTCCGTATACTTGCCTTGTGGTATCAACAGTTTGAACACATTTAGCTATTTGTCCAAACGAACTAGCAGTAACAACTTTAACCTTGCTCGAATCGCTTGCGTCAGTAATCAGCACCTTGTCGGCTGCAAGATCAACTGTAACGGTTGATAAGTTTGGAACCGTGATGTTGTCCGAGTTGAGAATCAACGTGTCGGTTCCTGCATTGCCCAACGTGGTGTTACCGTTGGCTGCAAGATCACCGGATAGCGTGGTCGCACCGGTCACCCCGAGGGTCGTTCCTACAGTAGCAGCTCCCGTAACAACAGCACTGGCCAACGTAGAGACTCCAGT